CGTGTTGATCTCGCTAGCCGTAACCGGCTTCTCGATCGCGGCATTGTGTCGCTCGATTTTGGCGCCTTCATCTTTCGTAGTGACCTTGCTAATCGTGACTAGGATTTCTTTTGCGTTACTCATGGTAATTCCCTCTTATGTTTAAGTAATGCCGTGGGGCCTTTCCCCAAACGACGAATACAGTTTATCTATTCCGCGTTGAAATGTCAAACGGTAGCGGTCTAATTAGACTGACAATGCGCTCAATGAACCCCGAAAGGAACCGCGCGTATATCACACTTAGCGTTGACTTGTCAAGAAAGACCGGGCTGGGTCTTGATTTTTAGAGACGCGCAGCGCGACCCCCTCCCCCCCAAAAAACGCCCGCGCGCTCATGACTTATATACATGGCATTACACACAAACAATCAGCAAAATTTTTCAAAACAGACCCCCCTCCCCCTAGTGATTTTGCTAGACCGGCCTAGTAAACACCCCCCACCCCCTTTTTATATAGAGGGACCCGCGAGTTTCTTGCATTGGGTATAATATATTTATATAGTCCCGAGGACTTTAGGAGAACGCTAAATGGCTGATGAAGCTGACGTTGCTAACGATTATGCCGAGCGCTGGCTAAAAAATGCTTTGGCTGCGAACTGCCCGGAAATCCCGGAAGGTTCCCCCGGCGAGTGCGACTGGTGTGGCGAGCACACACCCCGCCTAGTAAAACGTGCGTGTGCACGTTGTCGTGACAAGTTTAAGCTGGGGTGAATGTGAGACAGTTCTTCCTTTGGATGCAAAGAGACGAGGGCTGGAAAAGCGTAATGGCGATTGTTTACGCGGCCATCTGTGTTTTCGACTTTATTATCGTGCCAAGCTGGATAGGACTTACGCGCAGCGACCTCATTGTTGGGTTCGAGGAAACCCTCGTAGGGCTTGATGCCAGTGTGCAAATAGAAATCGTCAGGAGCATGTCTAACCAACATCAGCCGTTTACGCTGCAAGGGGGCGGGCTGTTCCATCTAGCTTTCGGTGCCTTGCTTACCGGCAGCGCGTTGACAAGGCAGGGGCATAAGGTTGACAAACATGACGCTTGATTTCTTGCTAAACGACAAAGACCTCATCCCGCCGGTTGAGCAGGTGCCTATGGAGCCCCAAGAAAAGCTCAGCACGCGCGAAGAAATTCACGCCGCTGCTAACACAGCAGATTTTTTGTCTGTGCTTGGCGACGAGACGGCCCAAGAAGTTGGCTTTGACGATGAGAACATGGCACGCGATCTATTCGACACAGGCCGGGAACCAACTAAGCACGAGAAGCAGTTGCCCGGTGTGATGCGCAAACTCAATGCGCTGCTGGATGAGTATGATCACATGATCATTGATGATGCTCAGCAGGTGCGAACCTATGTCACAAACCGTCTGCTGGAAGAGTCAAGCGACGACGATCCTAAGATTCGCATGCGCGCACTAGAGCTGTTGGGCAAAATCTCTGATGTGGGACTTTTCAGTGAGCGTCAAGAAATCACGGTGAAACACCAAAGCACCGAAGAACTTGAGGATTTGCTGCGTAATAAGCTCACAAGGCTAATTGACGGTGATATTTCCGATGCACAGCTCATCGAGCACGACAACGACAGTGAAGACGACGAGGATGTGGTCGACCCGAGCACAGTTTCGCCGGACGATATATTCTAATGAGCGCTGTATTGCCTAATCAGAAAGAATTTACGCAAGAGGAGCTCAATCTCTTGCTGCAGAACCTGCACAAATTCTCTCCGGGCGAACAAAATAAGCTCTTAGAGGTCGTAGAAGAACTAGAAGCACGCAAAAAGGCCGAAAAATCACGTGATTCGTTGCTTGATTTTGCTCAAGCGATGATGCCTGACTATAAAATTGGTCCTCACCACAAAAAATTGGCCACATTGCTCGAAGATATGGCTCACGGGCGCAAAGATAGGGTGACAGTCTCTATTGCCCCGCGATTTGGTAAGTCTCAGCTGACCTCAATCTTCTTCCCGGCGTGGTTTATTGGTAATTGGCCGCACAAAAAAATCATGATGGTCTCTCACACCGCTGATCTGGCCACTGACTTTGGCCGTAAGGTCAGAAACTTGGTCAACAGCCCTGAGTATCAGAAGATTTTCCCGGCAGTAGAGCTGTCTGCGGACTCAAAGTCGGCTGGCAGGTGGTCAACTAACAAAGACGGTGAGTATTTCGCTGTTGGTATTGGTGGTGCCATCGCTGGTCGTGGCGCACATCTGTTGGTCATCGACGATCCGCATAATGAGCAGGACGTGTTGAACGGGAACTTTGAGGTGTTCGACAAAGCGTACGAGTGGTACGCATACGGTGCGCGAACTCGACTCATGCCGGGTGGGTCGGTGGCTGTTGTGGCGACACGCTGGGCAGAACAAGACCTCATTGGCCGTTTGCAGAAGGACATGGTTCGTAACGACGACTCAGATCAGTGGGATGTCGTTGAATTTCCTGCGCTTTTTGAGCAAGAGTCAGCGCCAGCGGACGCGCCGGAGGAGGACAAGTACATCTCGTTGTGGCCTGCGCAGTGGCCGGTTAAGTCTTTGTTGCGTACAAAAGCGTCGATGCCGCCGTTTCAGTGGTCGGCGCAGTACATGCAGGACCCGACGTCGCGTGACGCCTCTATTATTAAGCGCGAGTGGTGGCGTGAGTGGGAGGAGGACCAGCCTCCGCCTTGTGAGTACATAATCATGAGCCTCGACGCCGCTGCGGAGAAAAACAATCGCTCCGACTACACCGCGCTGACTACGTGGGGTGTGTTTCAGGTCGACGACGAGAACGGGCAGGCGCAGACAAATATGATACTGCTCAACAGTATAAAAGAGCGCCTAGAGTTTCCTGAGTTAAAACGCTTAGCGTATGATCAGTATAAAGAGTGGGAACCCGACTGGTTCGTTATTGAGAAAAAGTCATCAGGGGCGCCGCTGTATCAAGAATTTCGCAGAGCGGGTATACCCGTGCAGGAATATACGCCACACAGAGGCACAGGTGATAAAGTTATGCGCTTGAACTCTGTGTCTGATATGTTCGCTTCAGGCTATGTTTGGTATCCCGTCGGCAGGCGGTGGGCGGAAGAAGTCGTAGATGAAGTCTGCGGCTTTCCTGCAATGCCAAACGATGACTTGGTTGATAGCACTGTTATGGCGTTGATGCGTTTTAGAAACGGTGGGTTTATCGACCTACCTGACGATAGATGGAACGACGACGACGATTTTGAACCCGTGAGAGCGGCTTATTATTAAGGTTAAATCATGGCTGTAGACAAAGCGCTATACGGTGCTCCCAAAGGAGCCAACGAACGAGCAAAGGGCGAGGTCCCGCTCGAAATTGAAATCGAAGACCCAGAGCGTGTCGAGGTAAGCATCGAGGGCGAAGAAGTCTTAGAGATTGGGCCCGGCGACGAGGGAGATATGATCCCTCACGCAGCCAACCTTGCCGAGTACATGGAAGAGACCCAGTGCGCCGAGATCGCCGATGAGCTGCTTGAGGCTTACGACACCGACCTTCAGTCGCGCGCAGAGTGGGAAGAGACTTACTACGACGGCCTTGAGCTGTTGGGTCTAAAAATCGAGGATCGCTCCGAGCCGTGGGAAGGCGCATTTGGTGTCTACCATCCGCTGTTAGCGGAGGCGGTTGTTAAGTTCCAGTCCGAGAGTATTGTCGAGATGTTCCCTGCACAGGGGCCTGTCCGCACTAAAGTGTTGGGCCAGACAAGCAAAGAGAAAGAAGAGTCAGCTGTACGTGTTCGTGAAGACATGAACTATTTGTTGACCGAGAAGATGGAAGACTACCGCTCCGAGCACGAGCGGCTGTTGTGGAACCTGCCCATTGCAGGCTCTGCGTTTAAGAAAGTGTTTTATGACTCCTCGCTAGAGCGCCCGGCGTCACAGTTTATCCCTGCTGAGGATTTTGTTGTCAGCTACGGCGCCTCAAGCCTTGAGAGCGCTCAGCGGTATACGCATCGCATGAAACGCTCGAAGAACGAAATCCGTAAAATGCAGGTCAACGGTTTTTACCAAGAATGTGAGATCGGTGATCCTGTAGCAGACGAAGACGACATTGCACGTCGCAAGAATGAGATCGGTGGTTTTGACGCAGCACGCGATGACCGCTACACACTGCTCGAAATTCACTGTGAGCTCGACCTAGAAGGGTTTGAAGACCTTGATAAGTTCGGCGACCCCACGGGTATTGAGCTGCCGTATGTGGTGACGATCCTCAAAGACAGCGGCAAAGTTATGTCGGTGTACCGAAACTGGGACGAGATGGATGAGAAGAAACGCAAGCAAGTACACTTCTCGCACTACAACTACATCCCCGGCTTTGGCTTCTATGGTTTCGGCCTTATCCACCTCATTGGTGGTTTTGCCAAGGGCGCTACGTCGATCATGCGCCAGCTCGTCGATGCGGGCACGTTGTCTAACTTGCCGGGCGGCTTCCGTACGCGGGGGCTTCGTATACGTGGCGGTGATACGCCGATTGCTCCGGGTGAGTTCCGCGATGTGGATGTGCCGACTGGCACGATCAAAGACAACATTATGCCGCTGCCCTATAAGGAGCCCTCAACGGTTCTAGCTGGGCTACTCGATAAGATTGTTGAAGAGGCACGGCGGTTCGCGTCGATGTCAGACATCAGCGTTGGTGACATGCAGCCCAACGCGCCAGTTGGGTCCACACTGGCTATTCTTGAGCGTCAGTTAAAGACCATGACGGCGGTGCAGGCGCGCATGCACGCGGCGATGAAATCAGAGTTTAAGATTCTCAAGTCAATCGTAGTCGATATGGCCCCCGAGGACTACGAGTACGACGCCGTTGGCGATGAAGGGTTTATGGCCCGTCGGCGTGACTATGAGAAGACAAACATTATTCCGGTGTCTGATCCCAACGCCTCGACAATGTCGCAGCGGATTGTTCAGTATCAGGCAGCGATGCAGCTTGCCCAGCAGGCTCCGCAGTTATATGACCTGCCTCTGTTGCACCGTCAGATGATTGAGACGCTAGGTATTAAGAATGCCAACGAGCTCATTCCTGACGAGGACGACGTCAAGGCCGCTGATCCGATGTCGGAGAACATGGCACTGCTCAACGGCAAGCCAGTCAAGGCGTTCCCATATCAGGACCACGAGGCGCACATTCAGGCGCACATGGCGTTTGCTCAAGACCCTGAGATTATGAAGATGATCGAGATGGAGGGTGACGCAGGCAAGATGAAGTTGGCCGCTGGCATGGCGCACATTAACGAGCACGTGGCTCATCAGTACCGTCGTCGGGTTGAAGAGCAGTTGGGTGTTCCGCTCCCAGCGCATGACGAGGATCGAGCGATGGACCAAGAGCA